TAGAAACTTCCCTGCGAAAGTACGGGGCAGGACGCTCTATCTTGGTTGATCGCAAGGGCCTTGTTATTGTCGGCAACAAGACCCTGGAAACGTCTGTCGAAGCGGGGATGGATGATGTAATTGTAGTGCAGACAGACGGAAGCAAAGTTGTCGCTGTGCAGCGCATGGACCTTGACCTGACACAGGACGAAAAAGCACGAATGCTTGCATACGCTGATAACCGTGTATCTGAGCTGAATTTAGATTTCGATGTCGAGGTGATGGTTGATGATTTGGCGGCGGGTTTTCCTCTGGATGTTTTTTGGCAAGAATGGGAGTTAGCTGAGCTGGGAGCAGTGGTGCCGGATTTTGCGCCGGTGGGGATGGACGAGCAGCCGCAGCTAGACCAGAAAGCGCCAGTAATATGCCCGCATTGCGGTGAGGAGTTTGTACTGGAGTGAGCAAGCTTGATTTGATTGTTGAGCCGTGTGATTTCAAAGCAGCTAAATATGCTGTGACGCATTGGCATTACTCCAAATCTATGCCGACGCCGCCAGTAATAAAATTCGGCGTATGGGAGCTTGGTACTTTTGTGGGCTGCGTGCTTTTTTCTCGTGGCGCAAATAAGAATTTGGGAAAAAAGCATGGATTAGATGTAACGCAAGTTTGCGAATTAACGCGTGTTGCATTGAACGAACACATGTCAAACGTATCGCAAATAGTCAGCATGGCGTTGCGTTCACTAAAAAAGTCGCAATCAATTCGACTCGTATACTCCTATGCCGACCCTCACGAAGGGCATCACGGCGGAATTTATCAGGCGATGAACTGGATTTACACAGGTGAAACGCCATCTGGGTACAAATACGAAGATACGACCGGCCGCATCTGGCATCAAAGACAAGTTAGCTCATCTGGTTGGAAGCTCCAGTATGGAGAGATGCGAAAAGTCCCTGTTATTAGCGAGTGCAAAAAAGTTTTTCAGCCAGGCAAGCACCGCTATTTGTACCCGTTGGACAGAGCAATGCGCCGACAAATTGAACCACTAGCGCAGCCGTACCCAAAACGTGCGGACGTAGGCAAAATGGAAAGCCGAGTCGGGTCCACCGACTAGACGCAAGTTCGATTCTTGCCGTTCGCTTTGTGATTCTTGGTTGGCACAACTTACACTGAAAAAAATGGCAAAACCTAAGGTAGCAGAGTTGCTTGAGCAGATAGAAAGAACAAGAGGCAATGTGTCTGCCATAGCGCGCGCTTATGGAGTGTCACGCACTGCTGTTTACCACTGGATCAACGCATCGCCGACGCTGATGAGCGCTCTCGACGATGGTCGAGAGCGCATGGTTGATGATGCCGAAAGCGTGTTATACAAACAGGTGGTACAAGACCAAAACATGCAAGCCGTCATGTATGTTCTCAACAACTCACCGCAAGCAAAGCGTCGAGGGTGGGGTCCTCGCCAAGAGCATACTGGTGCTGACGGCGGGCCGGTGGAGGTGCACCAGATCGCAGCCGAGATAGACAGAGCGATAGACCGCATATATGGCGAGCAAACATGACGCGCTGGTACGCTATGCCTGTCAACTTGGTTGCACGCCTGATCAGTTGCGTAATTTTATCAGCGCCGGTTATGTGCCACAGCCGAAACAACTTGAGTTTCATGCGGCAGCGCGCCGTTGTGATTATATTGGTTCGCCGCTTGATCAGGTTGGTTTCGGTGGTGCACGTGGTCCTGGCAAATCACATGCTATTTTTTCCCAATTGGCGCTCGACGATTGCAGGCGCTTTCCGGGCGTCAAAGCGCTTTACCTGCGCAAGGTTGGCAAGCGCGCGCGCGAGCAATTCGAGGATATGCGGCGCAAAATCCTTCGCTTTGTGCCGCATGAATATAATCGCCAGGATGGCGTCGTTACGCTATGGAATGACAGCCGTATTTTTCTCGGTCATTTTAAGGATGATCGGGATATCGACAATTATCTCGGCATTGAGTACGAGATTATCGCCATTGAGGAAGCCACCACGCTGGCGTTGCTCAAGTACCGCACGCTGCGCGACTCCAACCGCAGCAGTCGGGAGGGTTTTAAGCCCCGCGTCTACGCATCAACAAACCCAGGCGGCGTTGGGCATCAGTGGTTTAAGCGCACGTTTGTTGAGCCGGCCCGCAAAAGTGTCGAAACTGAAACGCGTTTTATTCCTGCAACGGTGGATGACAACGTATTTGTAGATGCGGGCTACCGGCGACGCCTGGAGGAAAATACTGGTTGGCGTTTGCGGGCTTACCGGTATGGCGATTGGGACATAGCGGCCGGCCAGTTTTTTACAACGTTTCGGCACGATGCCCATGTCGCAAAGCCCTGGGAGAGCGTGCCGCATAATTGGCACGTGTGGGGCGGGTTTGATTACGGCTTCACGCATCCGACTGCATTTTATCTGTTAGGTCAGGATTCAGACGGCGTGGTACATGTGATTGATGAGCATCGACAATCTAAGCTGCTGCCCCAACAGCACGCAGCCACGATTAAGGCGATGATTGCCCGTCACGGGTTCCGCGTTGGCGATCTATCCGGTATTTATGCAGGCACTGACGTATTTGCACAGCGGGGCAACCGTAGCGGCCAGACTATCGCCGATCAGTACGAAGCGGAGGGGTTGCCACTCCAGCGGGCAAACATGGATCGCATCAACGGCGCGGGCGAGGTGCTTCAGCGGCTGGGTGATCCCGACAACGGTCAGCCGCCAAGGGTGCAAATTTGGGACCGCTGCCGTTACCTGATCGAGTGCATACCGGCGATGGAGCATGACCCGCATCGCCCGGAAGACGTCCTGAAATTTGACGTTGATGAAGACGGCGAAGGCGGGGACGATCCATATGACGCTTTTCGTTATGGCATCATGGCTGCGCCGAGTGGCCTTGTCAGCTACGTAGGGAAATACGCATGATCACAGATTTAGAATTGCAATTTGCCAAGCACTTGAGTAATGAAGAGGCAGCGCGCCAAAAAGCTGTGCTGAAAGCGCGTCGTTACTATGAGGGCGATCAGGATACCTTCCTGAATGACCGGCTGAAAGCATTCCTCAATATTGGCGATGGTGACGAATTCAATCTCAACGTTTGCCGCCTGGTTGTCGGCAGCGTGGAAGAGCGCCTCGTGTTTCTCGGCATGAACACGGATGAGCCAAGCGGAGAGCAGGCGGTAACAAGTGAAGATCGCCTGCCGATTGCGCGGCCAGTGGCCGAATGGGCTGAGCAGATTTACGGGTGCAATCAGTTGGGCATTTTGTCATCCGATGTTCACGAATTGGCATTGAGCGAGGGTGAAGCCTTCATTATCGTGGATTGGGACGATGAGTACCGTCACGCTCGCTTTATCCCGCATCCGGCCTATGTGTCGCCTGATGTGGGCGGTGATGGTTTTGGTTGCAAAGCTCATTATCCAGACGGCGACACGTCGCAGCCTCTACTTTATATCTCGAAGCGCTGGACAGAACGCATTGATGCAAAACGCACGCGCCGACGTTTGACGCTCTACTATCCTGACCGCGTAGAAAAATACGAACTGGTCAATGAGGCGCTTAAACAATTTCAGGACGATGGCGATACAGTATGGCCGATCCCAACGGTAGGTAAACGTTGCAACGCGATTCATTTCAAGAACACGAGCACCCTGCGTCCCGAGCATACTGACGCCATCCCGATACAAAATGGCGTCAACAAGACTGTGATCGATTTGTTAGGTTCGGCAGACAGTACAGCGTTCCAAATTTTTGTGGCCCTGGGCTGGATACCTACGACGGACGGCAAGCCTCCGAAGGAAGACGGCAGCAACATCGCCACGGTTGAACCGGCATTGGTCTTAGGCACAACGAAGAGTAAACAAGATACTGATTTTAAGGCCATTGACGGCAGCGACTTGTCGCCATTGCTGAATTTGCTATCGACGTTGTTGTCCGGTGTTGCCGTTGTATCGTCTACTCCAGAGAGTAGGCTGTCATTTACGCGCCAGATTGCAGCTGAGGGCACGCTGAAAGAACAAAATGAGGGGCTTTTCGCTAAAGTTCGCAAACGGCAGAAAATGTACGATCCGGCATGGGTAGAAGTATTTGAGGTCGCCCGCCTGCTCCAAAATGAGTATGGCGACAAGATTTCCGCCGAGCCCGAATTCATCGCTACGTGGGAGCCGATCCAGGCGCGAGATACGCAGGATGAGCGGGATGAGTGGCGCGTTAAGCGCGAGATGGGCATCCCGCAGGATCAAATTTGGCGTGAGATGGGCTACTCGGAGGCGCAGATCGCCAAGATGCAGGGGTCGCCTGAGTATCAGGCCCGAGTCGCCATGCTGGGCATTGATATGACGATGAGCGATAGTGAGGATGGATAGTGAGCGAGCAAGAACATGCTCAGGCGATCCGCATTGCATCCGCTACGGACCGCGAACTGTCCCGCCTGTTTGCGCGGCTGGGAACATCCCGTCACCCGCGCGGGCGTATCCTTACCGCCTATCGCCAAGCGCGCCGGGCGTTGGCTGGTGGCGAGCGCATTGATTTACGCATCGCCAACGAAGTCTTGGCGGAGTTGCGTTTGTCCGTCGAAGAAGTAGCAGTCAATTCGTTGCGGGCGGCGGCGGAGGCCGGCAACGAGCAGGCCCGACGCATGGCAGCACTTTATAGTCTGCCGGGAGTGTCACCTCCGTTAGTACAGGATGCAGAATTGACTGCATGGATGGCGACTTATGATGCGCAAGCCGCGCAGGTGCGAGCGCTGGCGATGTCCGGCGAAAAGATCGCCATTATTGGCGATGACAACCGAGTAGGGACGTTATCGCCGTCTCCGATTGTTAGGGATGGGGCGCGCTGGCTTGTGATCGCAGCGATTGGTGGGCTTTCA